TTGCTCAGCAGCAAACATAGCAGCCTGTTGCTTGTTAGACAAGTTCTGTGCTTCAAAGCTTGCACGTGTCTGTGCATCCATCTGTGCGATAGGTAGTGCAGACTCCATAGCAGCCTGTACAATAGCTTGACCAGCCATACTTGATGCACCTAAGCCACGTGCAGCCATTGTAGCTGTAGCAGCCCTCATAGCTCCTGCAGCCCATGCTGGTGTCTCACCACCCTCAAACTGTTCTAACAGACCTGTAAGTTGTCCCTGTACAGTAGCCTCAGTAGATGGCACACCTGTAGCAGCAGTAAAGTTAGTCTCAGCTTTAGCTCGTGCAAAGTCTACAGCACTAGTTACTTCCATCTCTGGTGTGACTTCTAAGGGTGCTACACCCTCTACACGTTGAGCACGACTGATCTGCTCTGCACTTAAGTCTAGCTGTGCCAACTCATCTGTTGACATAGTAGCAGCCTGAGTTAATGCTTCTGTGCTAGGCTTACCAGTTACAGCAGTAAGCTTAGACATGACATTAGCTACTTCAGCAGCAGCCTCTTTAGGTGTCATACCTGCAGCTTCAAACTCTTCTGCTAGGGGTGCATTAGCAGCTATGTCAGCCTCTGTCTGTGCAGCAGTATCAGCCACTGCAGCAGCCTGACCCGTACCTGCAGCAATCATACCCTCAGCCTTCTGTGCCTCAGAGGTAAGGGCTACATCAGCCTTAGTAGTCATAGACATAGGATCACTAAGAGCAGCAGCCTGTAGTTCTGTAGTGCTAGGTGTACCTACACGTGCTACGTTTGCACTAGCCTGTGATAGATTAGCTTTAGCTACAGTAACTTTGATCTGTTGATCGTCTACGAGCTTCTGCATTACTTCACGTTGAGGGTCATCAGCAGGAAGGTTAGACAGCTGTTGCGACAGAGAGTTTAATGTACCCTGCTCTTGAGATACAGCAGTCTGTGCCGTGTCTAGTGAAGCTCCTACATCAGTAAGTGCTTCGCCTGCTTGTGCATACTGTCCCTGTTTGTACAAGTCTAGCTGTTGTTGATACTGTGCAGCAGCTGCATCTACTTGTTCTTGAGTAGATATAGAACCAGCAGCCTTAAATGAAGCAGCTAAAGCGTTTGCACGTCCTGTGGCGTAGTTGAGGTTACGATGCCTAGTATCAATAGAAGTACCATCAGGATATACTATAGACCAGTATTTACCCTTGGGAACCAACTTATAGTCGTCTGGGTTTTCCTTAATAGTAGTATTAGCTTCATAATCACCTACAGTAGCTTTAGACCATGCTTTATCATGGGCAAGGTCGAGATTAACTCCTGTAGTACCTTCATTCCATTTAGGATCTTCAAAGGCAGCATCAATAGCAGAGGCACTATCAGTGTACATCTTTTCTGGTGCAGCAGGTAGACCTTCTATAGGTGTATAGCTAGTAGAGGGCTGAGCACCAGTAGGTTGAACAGTAGTAGTAGTAGGCTGACTCATATTAAACCCACCAGTAGTGTTAGGTGTGTTTGCTGGTTTATCATTATCTGTAGAATGCGATGGCTTTGCACCTACACCGCCTGTATATGTGTTTTTATATGTAGTACCAGCAGCCGTTTGTACAGGCTGTGTAGCAAGTGTTGCAGTTCCGCCAACAGCATAACCACTAGGAGACATACCAATACGCTTCTGCGCTAGTTCAGCCATCTTACCAACACGTGCTGCAGCGCCAGGTTGAGATGCTAAGAACTTAGCCTGCTCATCAGCCTGCATACCCTGCATCTCAGGTATAATCTTACCCATCTGTTCAGGTGTAAACCCACCAAATCGTTTAGCCATTATAATAGTCCTTATTAATTACCTAGTTTCATCCAGATTGCAGCCCCGATGAAGGTAAACACAGCAATGGTTGTTATCTTTACAAACGTATTCCATATGCTCAAGCGTGTCTGACGCCAAGTGTCAAGCAAGCTACGGATCTCACGGATGTCTACAGCAGCTGTCTCATCCTGCAAGCCCAACTCGCGCAGGACTAACTTAGCCCCACGCTTAGCTGAACGATCTAGCATATCTTCTAGCTCTTCTGTAGTTAACTTAATCTCTGACACTGAAAACGTTCCTTATAGGCTATGGCTTAGTAGGCCAGTCAGCATCTTCCAAGTTAGGAAAGTTAGCATGATCTGTGATGTCACGTAAAGCCTGTCTATAAGCAGTAGTTATATCATCCAATGTGTTATCTGTCAATGCTAAGTAGTCTGTTTCAGCAAGTAAAGTAGCACGTTTAGCACGTACAGCCTCAGCAGCCTTAGCATCAAGGGTAGCTTGATATGCAGCCTCATGTTCAGCTTTAGTAGTTGTAGTCTCTACACCATCTTCGTCTGTCTCAGTTGTATCAGCAAACATATCTACTGCTGTGTATCCGATCATCCAGTAGCCAGCGATGATGTCATCACCAACCATGTCAGGCATAGGTGCATCATCTTCTGTGTACTGACCAATGACAGGACGTGTGGGCAGAGCGTTGCGCTGTACTGTCTGGTAAGCTGTAGGAGTAGGTTTAGCACCCTCTAGTACACCCACCATGCCAAACTTCTGCATGACACCCTGTGTGATGTTCTTAGGGAACGATACGTTAGGGTTATCCTTGCGTAGTTGACCGAATGTGTACGGGAAGTGTGTTACTGTCCCACCGTTAATTTTAGCATACATGTTGTGTTCTCCTGTGTATTGCCGTGTGTTTAGTCCGTTAGGACGTTGCGTAGCTTATGTGATTGCGTAGAAGATGTAGGTTGCACCAGAAACATTGTTATCTGTGTAATAACTTTGATTTACAGTAAATCCTGAATTATCTGGGTCTATCTCATCTGATCCCGTTTCTTCAGGATTGGTTTGATCAAGCATTAAGAAAGGCTCAGAGCCAGAAACAATGCCTCTTTCACTATCCCACAAGAACCAGTTACCTGTACTGTCTGTACGTTTAATCAACACAAACCTAGCGCCTGACGTAAAGCCACAGTCGATAGTCTGGCTTGTGCCGTTACCCGTGTAGCTCCCCACCTTCGATATACCGGGGAGGCTTGCGAATAGGTAGGCTATGTAGTTGTATCCAGAGCCATTGGTTTCACCGTTAGATGAGACATCAAATGTTGTTGAAGTTGGAGTCCCAACGATCCGAGGGTAAATAAAAGAACCTGCGTTATTTAGGTTTCCACCCCAAACATCAGAACCAGCTGTCGGGCCATACTGAGTCCAACCTACCCAGTTATCAACCTTATCTCTTGCTTTCACCCATATCATCTCAGGTGCAACACCAAGGTTATGGCTTACAGTACGTCCTGCTGTTCCGTTGCCGCTGTAGGCCACAACGTCGAAAAAGCCGGGCGCACGTTTCCACATCCAAGCGCAATACTCAGATGTTGCACTAGTAGTGTTGGTTAAATAAAGGCCATCCATATCGTCAAGCCCAGCAATCCATCCGCCTTCCGCATCGGTCCTGTTTGTTGATAGGTATTTATTACCACGCAAACGGTCTACGGTAAAGTTGTCGTTGTCATTTCTTGCTCCATGCAGTAGAAGGTCTATAGGCCAACCACTTGTAAACGCATTGGAACTTGCGGTGCCATTAGTTGCTCCTCTTGTAGCATTTACAGCAAACACCTCAGTCGCACTCTCAGGTGGAGCAAGAGGGCCACGGCGGATGGCGATGTAGATGTATTTATTGGTACTGTTATTTTGAAAGTCGTTGTTGTTAGTAACAGTAAAACCTGTAGCTGTGGGAGTAAATGCATTTTCATTTATTTCGGCATCACTTGTGTTTGCCTTTAAGAGTTTAATGCTGGTGTCAGCCATACCTCTCATTATGTCAACTACTGACCACCATGTACCACCTGTATTTAAGTCAGCGTTTTTAACTAAAAGCCACTGCGGTTCAAACCCTAATTCAACGTGATGCGGTTGTCCATTGTTACCAGTATAACTACCACACTTGATAATGTCTTGGTCAGCATCAGGGCCGAACCCACCGTCACCGTCGTTGTGTGCAAAGACGTAAACAACCGCTGTGTCATTAGCAAAAACGCTGCTGTCAAAGCTAACCGCTGTATCCGTGTATGTAGCCCACCCGCCTTGATTTGAGCTTGCGGCAGTGGCGTTAAGAAACATTGCGTAGTTTTGAGATGTTAAGTCTTTGTGCCAAACAAACCAATCACCTGTTGTATTTGTTAATTTAAGTATAACCATACCCGGTACACTGCCAAGATTATGACTGTAAGACCCAACGCCACTACCATCAAAAGATATTGTTCCCACATCGAAGAACTTAGGGGCTTTGCGGAATGTCCAAGAGGCGATGTCTTGACCACTTGCGTTAAACCAATCAGATGTTCCTGCGACAGTAAATCCATCTGCGTTAAAAGAAGTTACACCATTATTTAAGTACGTCTGTTCAGCAGATGTAACATTTGTCATCAAGTATTTTTCAGTGCCACGTTCTGTGTCGTAAAGGGCATGATAGGTATTGCTTGTTGGCCTATTCTTAAACCAAACCAAACCGCCTTCGCCATCAAGGTCAATGCCGTTGGTAATCGTTTGTGTAGAGCCATTACCAGTATACAAATAAGTGCTGAACACATCTGTAATATCAAGAGGTACAACATACTGGTTAGACGCTTGGCCCATTACTGTTTTAGTATTGCTCATTACGCTAACCCCTCTGCGGCTTTCTTGCCATAGTATGTTGTGCCACCATCTGTTGTTAGGAAGGTAAACAAGTCTTTTGTACCCGCTGCGGGTGTTGTCGGTGCTACACCAGAGGGCCACTTCACTGAGCTAGGCCA